TCAAACTCAGCTTCAAGTTTTGCAATCTCTATTTTTACTTCGCTAATTTTAGTTTCAACTGTCTGCAAGTCAGTTAGCTTTGATTCTACCTCTTTCTTCAAAAGCTCATGTTGGCTTTGTAGGTTTGCTAAATCTAGTCCATCTGCCTCAGTTGGTTTGATTTGCTCTGATAGTCTGATGATCTCTTCATTTAGGTCTTGAACCATCTCTTGAACTCTCTCATACTCAGCAAATTTATCATCGTACAATTCTTGGTTAGTTTCCAATGACCTCTGTGCATCTCCTAAAGATTGCTCAAAGTCTTGCTTCTCATACTCTTCTAATAAGACTGATGTTGTACGCGTCTCTTTGTTAGCTAGCTCGTATAAATTATCAAAGATTTTAAGGTCAAGGAAGTTTGCAAGCAAATCCTTACGCTCACCTTGAGTCTTCTCAATGAAGCTGCTATTGTTTCCTTGCAGCGATAAAGCTGTTAAGATAAAGTCATCAAACGATCCAACATAAGATTGAATAATTCTATTCGTATCCTTTCTCTGTTCTCCGTTTAGTGAGTGTTTCTGACCTTCATGATCAGTGTACCAGAAATCGATATCAACGCGTAATTTTCCAGCCAATGGACCCTTTTGGTACCTTGCCGCTCTTTTCTCGATAACGTAGTCTAATCCGTTTAATTCGAAGTTAAAACGACACCAAAAGCTATCCTTTTTTCTATTTAGTACCTGCTCAGCTTTGCTTGCTCTGAATGAGTGATCGAACAAGCAGAAGCACAAGGCGTCGAGAGTTGCAGACTTTCCAGCATGGTTAGGTGCAAACAATCCGCATATACCATTCAAGTTACCAAACTCCATAACATTGCCCTCTCCATACGAGAACATATTGTCAAACTCAAACTTTTTAGGAGTCCATACAACGTTGCGTACTAACTCACCAGACACTACTGCTGAGTTGAACCCTTTGTTGATGTTGATAATTTTATCCGTTAGCTCCTCCTCTAAATGAAACTGATCCAAGTACTCTTTTAGTAGCGTTGTTTGGTAGTCTACGTTCCTTACATCCAAGCCATGTAACGTGTCGTCAATATTCAAGCTACTCTGAGCTTGTGTCTTATCCATATTAGTTACAAGCACCTCACCATTCTTATATCGCTTTCTTATCTCAGCTAATGCCTTTTTAAGTTGAGCTGGTGATGTCTCGTAAACTTTGGCTCTTACACTAGTCTTGGATGTTATCGATAGGTTGTCAGGTACTACTCCGTTTCTTATTTCTAAAGTGAAGTATCCGTAATCGTTTGGTATATCGAAGTGCTCAACTGTTCTTGTTGGAACGTCTACTATTGCGTATCCATGACCTTCATAAGACTCGCCAAAATTCTGCTGAACGGTACTTCCAGGGTAAAACATTAGCGGGTCTGCTTGGCTAAGGATTTGTCTCTTGTGAATATCTCCAAGCAATACTATGTCGTGTCCTGCAAAGGTGTCCCAATCTAATCCGTGTGCAATGTTTAATCCACTATCCACCTTACTATTTGCGATAGTTCCGTGGTACATAGCAATCAGAGTATCAGCCTTTCCTATTAACGTATCAGCTGTTTTATACTCCTTTGGATCGTCCAACAACGACATTACGTTTACAATTACGTTACCAATCTTATGGGCACCACTATCTCTTAAATAGAACAAATTTGGATGGTTATGTGCTTCAATAATAGGTGTTAGAGCATCCAATCGATTGTTATTGTTTAGGTTCGTATCGTGATTACCACAAATGACTATTGTAGGTCTAATGTCTGCTAAGCTGTTAAATAGGTAGGAAACCATGTGAATCAACTCAGGACTCATATCCGTCTTAGCATGCACAATATCACCACCTATCGTAATGATAGCATCCTCAGGAAGTTGCTTTGCTGCCTCAAACAGTTTATCAAACACAAGCTTGTATTCCTTATGCCTCTTCCAGTTTCTAATGTGAACATCAGCAATGTGGAGAATCTTATCAACTCTCTTTAGATTTGTCTTAACTTTATTGATCATATTGCCATTTTTAGTGAGATTAAGTCAAACAAGTCAATTGCACTTGCCTCATCTACCTTTGGTCTCATGTTGACGAATCCTGTATCATTAGGATCCTTTTCTAATTTTACTAAGCGAACATCCACTCCGTTGTTGATGAACGACTCAATCGCTTCAACTGCCTTTGGTAGGGCATCTGGATCGAGTGCTATGTTAATTCGCTTTACCTTTTGTTCTATAATTTTTATTTGCAACTTAGTCAAAATCATCTTACCAAACAACGGAATTGCGTTTCGTTTGGTTGAGATTGCGTCAAATGCACCTTCTACTATTGTAATTGGTTGTGACCAGTCTATTAGGTTTTCAAATCCAATAACATCTTTGGATACGTCTGGGTTGTTGTGTCTGCGTCCTGCGTCCACATAGTAGCTTCTTCCAGTAAAGAAGTTTAGCACTCCATGCTCGTCATAGCTTGGAATAATAATCATTCCACTATACTCACCACTCTCACAATAGCCTATCTGATACTTGAGAATGTCGTACTTGGTAAGACCTCTTTCATTCATAAGGTAGTGAAGTGCATTCTTAAAGTGAGGACTGTTAGGACTTGCTTTCCAAAGTGGGATATATTCTTCCGGTAGTGTTAGTTGCGCTGTCTGCGCCTCTGCTTGGTTTGATTTAAATTTACGAGTTCCTAACTCAATAGCTTTCTGAATGTAGTGCTTTGCAGCATTGCTCTTCTTCATTAACGAAGCTATGCTATTTCCCTTTGTGTTGCAAACCCAGCAGTGAAATTTCTCCAATACAAAGTTTACTTGCAACTTCTTCTTGTGATGGTTGCAAAATGGACAATAGTATGCAGTCTCTCCTTTATTACCAGGAGTACCTACGCCTAAATGACTATCTACTAATTGTTTAAGTTGAGCTTGGTTTATGTCCATATAACCAATATACGCCAAACTATTTACAATCCAACCATTCTTGTGGAATTGTTTTGTCTGCGTACAGAAAGCCGTGTTTATTGCACCAATCGCCGTAAGTTGTTGGCGATCCTTTGCGAATCTTGTTCTTGGAGTTTTGAAATATAAATCGGATATCGAGCTCTGGATACTGCCTTTTTATTAACACATGCTTCTTTCTGTCCTCAGTAACAAACCTTCCCTTAGTCTCTATAAAGATTCCGTTTGGAAGTCTAAAGTCTGGTGTATAGGTGTGATCGGTTGCTGGTTTGGTGTATTTGATCTTGTGCTTCTCATACTCACCGTCTATTCCCTTTTGCTTGAGCGATTCATCTAAATCAACCTCAAGACCGCTGCGATAGCCTTTTGCCTTTGCAGCTTGTTTTTTTGTAACCTTTGTTCTCATTATCTGTCAAATTTAACTATGATCGTAGTATCCACCTTTGATGGTAGTTGGATTGGTTGAGACAACTTTCCAGCAACTAGGAGCTGACCGTAGTCGTTGTATAGTCCTATTTGGGTTATGTATGGTTTAAATGCCGATCCTGTTGCAAAGTCGGTTAGCTCGTACTGATTGGTCAGTGCGCTATACTTTTGTAAGGTGGGATTGTTGCTAAAATTAAACTCGCCTGGGGAGATTGTGCAGCTGTATTCGTTTTCGTATATTGTTGTAGTTCCTCTATATTGCATCGAGCTCACACCACTGTCCCTAAGATTTTGTCGTACCTTGTCGTCTGTAACGACAATCATTCCATGTTGTGGAAATACGTTACCCGCTGTGGCGTATGGGTTGTTTCTAAAGTAAGCGTCGGTACGATTTAAAGCGTTGTTTTGTACCTGGCTACTGATGTGAGTATCATAAAAGTGTACATTTCCTACTATTAACCCGTTTGTTTGCGTTAGTCGTTCATTTGATCCTATGTAGATTGGTGAGTCATTGGCACACAAGTAGTCAATGCTTGTTGACGCAAATGTGTCGGTAAAAGAATCTACATCTACACTACCGTTGTATAGAAAAAACGTCGAACCGCTTCGAGATAGCGTAAGTGTCCCTCCTCCGTAAGTAAAGCTACTTGTGTAAGTAAGCGTATTAACACCATCTGACTTTCTAAATTGAATTTTTCCACTACTTAGTCGTGATAATATATACGGATACCTCTTAACTTGCTGCGTTTGAATATTGCCGTTTAAATCGATACTGGATGTGTATACCGTCTCAAACTTTTCAATAAGTGAGCACGTCGTTGCCGTTACGGAGCTTGCATCAAAGGTTAATGATACTGCAAAGTTTCGGTTTGTGAAATTAAAGGCTCTGTCGTACTCTGGTGCAATTGGCCTTACTACTATACTAGATATTTGTTGTAGCTGTAGTGTAGTCGTATACTGCACGTTTTCGCTCCAACCTACTTTACAATTTTGTACCTGCACATCTGATGGATACTGGTCTGTTCCGTAAGCTACTTCGCTTGCCGATGCGAATGTGTAGTTGACTGTTTGCAAATAATCTTTTGTATGTCTCGTTGGCTTGAGAGAAAAGACTACGTTACTTGCGCTAATAAATCCAGCATTATTAGTTCCCCAACGATTTGTTGTTGGTACTAAGTTATTGTAAATATCGTTCGTATAAGTAACTCCTGCTATTACCAACTCTAATGTATTTGGAGCAATTCCCTCTCCAACATATCGTTGTGGTAACGATACCACTCCAGCTGCTCCTAGTAATTGTCTTGGTTGGTTCTTGTGATTATATGATCCAAAACTAGCTTTTGTGTTGTCGTAATAGTTTTGGTAGAAGAGATGGTTTATTGATCTCCAAACAGAGTCCTTTAGTACAGAGTCTGTCGTGTACAACGTTGCGTTAGAATCAAGTGCATCATTACCCAATTCTGCGGGTGTTGACGATACTTCCGCTAAGTACGTAGTGTACGATGATGCTCCACTAAAAGCTTTATATGCTCTAAATGGGGTTATCCTTATATCCGATCTATCTAGGTTTTTAAATACTCCTGCCATTGTGTATAAATATAACGGTAAAAAGAAACCCTCCAAGTTTGGAGGGTCTGTCTCGGAATACTATTCTGAGAGGGGTTAGTAGTCTAGTTTTACTTTTACCAAAGCTTCACGATTAAAGGTCTTTAGCAGCGGTTGACTTAACTTAGCTACTGCCAACAATCGATTCGCATCGTCGTACATACCAATTGTTGTGACATAGACGCTTGGATTTCTCAACATAGATGAGTGTACAAAGTCTCCATTACTTCCTGTTACAAACGTAGGATTGTTACTAAAGTTGAATTCCTTATTTGTTATGCGAACAAAGAAGTGCGTCGAGGTAATCTTTTCTTCACTGCGTGCTGCGTAGTAGTTTGATGCACTAATACGAGTATATAACGATACTGCGTTCTTTACGGTGTTAGAATTGCTTCCTGTATTGAATTGTGTTCCTGGAGTCATTCCTAGTGACGAACTCAATAATGTAGCATTGAGAACGTATACACCTGCATCTGGGTAGAATAGTCCGTATACAGACGTACCGACTGTTGTTCCATCAGATCCTGACATTACATAGAAAATACGACCTGCTTGGTTGATTTCCGGATTAGTGTTTGCTCCGCTATTGTCTGTAAGAGATAGGAAAGTTGTTAAGCCTGCTGATCCAGTACCACCACTACCGCTACCAATTCTCAATGTCCAGTTTCCTGGATCTAATTTTTGTTTGAAACGTGAACGTGCGACATTGATTACGAATATATCGTTTGGTGTCGATCCACTAAAAGTAAATGCTGTATCTGATGGTGGTAGTAGTAGGTTTCTGTACTGACCGTATATAGCTCTTGTTGGTGTGTCGTTTACGTTTTGACCAACTGTGTTTGTGTCTCCTACCGAACCGCTTCCAACCCTATTACCGTATGCTACGGAAAATTGTATGGCTGCGTTTGTGTCTGTATTTGGATTTCTGTGGTATACGTTTGTGTAGTAGTTACCGCTTTGGGATATTTGAGTTGATGATGTGAAGAAACCTACACCAGCGGAGTATCCGCCTGATAGTGCGTTAATGTTCTCCGACCAAAGAGGTTGACTCACTGTTTGAATGTCTCCGACTACGATATCGTCTACTCCAAAATTTTTGTATATATTTGCCATTTTACTTTTTTATGCTTTATTATCTTTGTCCTACATCAGCCAACAATGGTACGTTAACAGTGATTGTCACTGTCTTAAATCCACCAGTTTCATTTCCAATCAATGTCAATAAACATGATTTAGCTCCTTGACCAGTTGTTCCGCTTGCAGCCTTAATCTCGAACGACATACCAGTTCTTGTAATAGACTTACCTGCTGTGGTAATTCCGGTTGCTTCGTCATCCAAGAAGTTAGTTACAGATGCACCTGCATTTAATGCTTGTGCACCAGCTCCTACTGCCATTGTTCTAGCTGGTGTTCCTCCAACAACCTCTATAGTCGCAACAGTGTCGTCTGATATGATTGCTGTGTATCCTAGAGTTGAGTTACCACCAGCAAAGTTTGTTACTGTTGGGGTGATGGTTTCTTTTTGGTTCGCTGACGTGATTGATACAGTATTTCTTCCAATTGTTACGGCTGGAATACCAGTTACGTCTTTTGGGAGGGTTACTAACTTATATCTCATCAATTGAGTTTCGTCTGGCAGTGCTTCTACGACAGGCATAGCTTCAATCACCGCTCCGTAGTAGTTAGAACCTAGTGTATGTGACGGATTCCACAATGTGTAATCGATCTCATCATCTGCTACAGCAAATTTTGTAATGTTAAGCTGGCCTCCTGCTGCTAGGATTTGACGTCCTTTGTTTGTTAGGATGGCGTCTACCGTGACTGTTGAGTTATCTAAATATCCCATTTTTGTTTTTATTTATATATAAATATATCGATTATCTGAAAGTATACGTTCCATTTGAATTTGGATTAACGGCTACTGTTACTCCAGGTCCTTCTATAATAGATATCACCGGTCCTCCGTCAATTGTATCAGGACTATCTTCGTTATAGTCATTTGATGTTAATTTTGATCCGTTATACTTCTGATTTTTTTGTCCTATGGCTGCGTTATCTCCACA